TCTAAGTGTGTTAGTGGCAAGACTCCTGTAACCAAAGGAGAAATGACTGCACCACAAAAAAGATCAAGGGTAGCTCAAAAAAAGAAACTGGGGCAAGCGTAAGAAGAAGTAATGGCTGTTCGGAGGACAAAGGAAGGTGCTGCTCTTAAGCGGTGGTTCAAGGAAAAGTGGGTAGATGTACGCACTGGTAAGCCTTGTGGTCGCCGCAAAGGGGAAAGTCGTGGTACTCCTTATTGTCGCCCATCTAAGCGTGTTAGCAGCAAAACTCCTGTAACTAAAGGAGAAATGACTGCATCACAGAAACGGTCAAGAATAGCTCAGAAAAAGAAACTAGGTCAACCAGCAGGTAGACCAAGAAGAGTAAAGGCGGTAAGACGTGGCAATAAATAAGAAAAGCATGAAGTGCAACGTTCCTAAAAGGCAAGTGTCTGGCGGGAAGAAGTTTGTTGTGAAGGCTTGTCAGGGCGGCAAGGAAAAGATTGTTAGGTTTGGAGATGCTAATATGAGCATCAAGAAGAGTAACCCGGCCAGAAAGAAAAGCTACTGTGCAAGGTCAGGCGGCATTAAGGGCAAAAGTAATAAACTATCAGCTAACTATTGGAGCCGCAGGGCTTGGAACTGCTAATGGCAAGATACGACAGATACGGAGCTTTAGACGATCAAATCATAGAGGATTTGGATTCGGGATTTGTTGGGTTCAATAACAAGGTGCGGCCAGATCAACTGAGCTCAGGAATCTTGCGTGAATCTAATAATGGCAGGATGGACCTGAACGGCCAGTGGCAACCAAGAAAAGGAATTGAGCTTTTTGCCGCTCCATTCCCTGCTGCTGTGTTTACTACTCCTTTCTATTTGTACGAGTCTATTCCGTCTGTTAGCTCTTATAATCGTTTAGGCGATGTCATCACTGTAAACTTTTCAGCTAGTCATGGAATTGTTAACGGAACTGGCATTAATATTAGTGGACTTTCATACACTGGGGTTATCAACCCCAACGGCAACTTTGTTGCCACTGTCATTGATGCTGACTCAATTAGCTACACGGTATCTTCACTAGATTCCACTCCTACCGGAACAATGACTGTTACTGGGATGAAGATCAATGACACTGCTACAAACAACATTGAGGCATCGTGCGAGTATTCAGACCCAAACAACGACTCTTTGTCCTACATAGCTTGTGCGGCTACCAACAGTGCTGCTATTGTTAAGACATCTGACCAAACCACGACTATTCTGTCTTACCCAATTGGAGAGAGTGTGCCTGAAGGGTCTACCATGACCCAAGTTTTTAACAAAATTTACATATTTAGAAAGGGTCAAATTGCTCTTGAGTGGGATGGCAATATTGGTGGCAGCTTAGAATTTACTTTAGTAGCAAATGGGGATTATGACCAGCCGGTTCATTTTGTGACATCTAACGGAGAGTTTAAGATAACGGACAACGTGGCTTCCGTAATTGCCACTCATAATTTAATAGAAGGAAACAATTTGTTTGTGGTAGATCCTTCTGCTTCTGCTCAGACATCTGGGTTAAAACAGAATGCAAACTTTACTGTCTATCAGACATATGTTCAAGGTTCTACGGTTTCCATATCTGCTGCATCTGCGGCTTCGGTAAGCGGAGGCGATTACGATGGCATGTATAAGGTTACCCTTACTACTGCTACAGATCATGGCCTGTCTTTGACAGACCCAATTACCATTGCTGGATTTAGCGATAGTAAGATTGATGGAAATAGGTTTGTAACGCAGGTTATTAGTTCAACCCAGTTTACTATTCATGTTTCCCAGAATCCTTCTACCACAATAACTGGAGATGAAACTGTTAAGGTAGCTGAAGGATTTTCGTTTATCATAGAACCAAAAGGCTTAGAAAGTCATGTTACTGATGGAGAAAGCTTGCTAGCCAATCCAATATTTTCAGCAGTTCCTTCGGTTGGGGCTGGATTTATTCACTCTCCAGCTCCTCAGTTTGCTGTTTACCATCAACGTAGATTGGTGGTCCCGTATGAATTTGACGTCATTGGATCTAGCGGAAGTGCAACTATAAATTCTAGAGGAATAGTTGATGAAGCTATTTTCTCGGACATTTTAGATGCTGATACATATGACCGCATACAAGGTCAGTTTAGATTTAATGCAGGCAAGTCTGACTTTATTGTAGGCTTTCATTCTTTTTCCGATGATCAACTTATAGTTTTTAATCGGAACAGCATACATCTTGTTTCCAATAGTTTTAATTTAACTGAGGCTACTTCTAAGCTGATTACCGGTGAGATTGGTTGTGTGTCTAGGGACACTATTATCCAAGTAGCAGACACCATGCTTTTCCTTTCCGACAACGGGGTGTATGGTCTAAACTTCCAAGACCTGTACAACTTGAGAGGAAAGGACATTCCTCTTTCAGCTTCCATTGAAGGTACAATTCAGCGGATAAATAAGCAATATTCCTACAAGGCAAAGTCTGTTTATTTTGACAATAGATATTACATTGCCGTTCCACTGGATGACTCTTCCACAAACAACGCCTTGTTAATTTACAATTTTGTTAATCAGCAATGGGAGTCTGTGGATTCCATAAACGACTCTGCTTGGGACTTCACGCACCTAGTGGTCGGAGGAAGAGACGATGTGCGTGGGGTGTATGCAATAAACCGATTTGGCGGCGTCCATAGAATTGAATATAGAAACGATGACATAGATCGTTACGTTGTTCAAATTGGCCAGCCTCAAGTTCAGTCTACCGTAAGCAGCTCTGTTGTTTCTAGGATGTTTACTCTTAATTCGATAGACCGAAAAAAGTGGAATAACTTCGAGGTTCATTTGGAGTCTAGCTCAAATAACATCTCTGATGGAAATTTAGAGGCAATAACTGAGAACATTGATGATATAATAGATCTTGGTTCCGTCTCCGACCTTAATGGGCAAGAGATACCAATAGATGAAGATGTATCACTTAGAGGAAGATTTGGGAATAGGAGAGCTTACGGATTGCAATTTAAGATGACTACGACTAAAGGTCGTCCTAAGTTTAGGGCATTGAAGGTCGCAGGGGCTACCACATTTAGAAGTTTACAAAAGGCAGAATAATGGCTATACTAACAACAGGAAACACTTTTGCTGACGGCGATCAGGTTACATCGACTAAGCTAAACAATATAGCTAATGCAGCTACATTTGCTTCAGGATCTGTAGACGATTCTACAACTCAGCTATCTAGCGGAGCAATCATCGTAAAAGACTTGGGTATCAGTACCGGTAAGCTTGCTGCTAGTGCGGTGACCACTGCCAAAATTACAGACAGCAACGTAACCACTGCCAAAATTGCTGCTGCTAACATAACAACCTCACTTATTGCGGATAGCAATGTTACTAAGGCTAAGATTGAAAACCTAGCAAACTACAAGATTCTTGGTAATGTTTCTGGTGGAGCTGCTGCTCCTGCGGAAGTGGCTTTATTGGATGAGGACAATATGTCCTCCAACTCCGCCACATCTCTTGCTACCCAGCAGAGCATAAAAGCGTATGTTGACACTCAACTAACTGCTGAAGACCTAGACTTTGCCGGGGACAGCGGAACTGGATCTGTCGATCTGGACAGTCAAACTTTTACTATTGCTGGTGCAACTGGACTAGACACCGCAGCTAGTGGGCAAACGCTCACCGTATCTTTAGACCTAAATGAACTCGCTACAGAAACGAGTATAGCTCAAGATGACTTTGTAGCTATGGTGGATAACACCGATAGCGGCAATGGAAAGATTACTTTTTCTAACTTAGAAGACCAAGTTTTTGGGAATGTAAGTGGAGACATTCTTATTGCTGCTGGTGGTGCTGCAACAATTCAGGCTAATAGCGTAGCCCTTGGTACTGACACCACTGGAAATTATGTACAGAGTGTTACTAATGGATCGTACATCACTGGTGGTGATGGTGGATCTGAAAGTGCAGCACTTACTTTGGCAGTAGATGCTACATCAGCAAACACTGCCTCTAAGGTTGTAGCTCGTGATTCTTCAGGAAACTTTGCTGCTGGTACAATTACGGCTGCTCTTACTGGTAACGTAACGGGCAATGTGACAGGTAATGTCACTGGGAACGTAACAGGTGATTTAACTGGCAACAGTGCAGGTGTACATACAGGAAGCGTAACTGGTAATGTCACTGGTAATGTCACAGGAAATCTTACAGGTAATGTTACAGGAGATGTTACTGGTGATACAACAGGTTCACATACTGGTTCAGTAACTGGTAACGTCACAGGAAACCTGACGGGAGACGTAACAGGTGATGTCACTGGAAGCCTAACAGGTAATGTTACATCTACAGGAACTAGCACGTTTTCCACTATAGATGTTAATGGTGGAGCTATAGATGGAGCAATAATCGGAGCAGCATCTGCTGCTGCAATTACAGGAACGACAATTACTGGTACGTCTCTTGTTGGTCCTCTTACAGGGAATGTAACAGGAGACCTAACTGGGAATGTAACTGCTTCATCAGTTCTTGCTAGTGGCGTTACGGCAACTACTCAAACCTCTGGCGACAACTCAACCAAGGTGGCTACCACTGCTTATGTTGATGCTCAGGTTAGCGCTGATGGTGGTTGGATTCTTGGAGGCGATTCAGGAAGCGACGATCCTATTCCTCCCGGACAGACAGTTAATTTTGCTGGCACTACTAACGAGATAGAAACATCAGTATCGAATAACACTTTAACTATTGGTCTTCCTGACGATGTAACTATAGCTGGTAATCTTACCGTAAATGGTACAACCACTACGGTTAATACGCAGACG